CCCTGGCGTTTTTGGTTTTTTCCCTGGTGGCTCCATAGGCCACCATAAAGTTTCGCTGCTCATAACACTTGACATTAGTAAACTCCTACTTCTGGAATAATAGCTCTAATTACTATAGGTAAAGGTTCATCTTGAACCAAAGTAATCGAATATTCCTTCTTATATCCTGTTTTCCAATCTTCATCCCAAAGGCCGGAATATAAAGGCACGGGTTGATTTACAGGATCGCTCGGTTGCCTAAAATCTATCTGCATTAAATTATCTGTATCAGAACCATATTTACAGGTGGCCGTTTTATAAAAATCCAAAGTGACTTTATCGAGTCGTATTTGCTTTCCTCTGCTTGTGCCGGCTTGAAGCATCCACTGCATATCCATAGTTGTAAGCTGGGCGGTATAGCCTAAGCCTATATGTGCTTTATTTGACCAGTTATTTATTGATACCTCACCAGAAGTGACGGTCTCATCGGGTTCCAAAAAACCATCCGCCAGAATTTGAACTGTTTCACCCTCAAGATGGCTAAGCCCCGTGAAATCTTTTTCTACTTTTTGAACTGTGCCACCAGATGTATAAGTGCCATATTCACTTCCGTTCCAATAGAAAGTATTTCCTGAATCCTTCAATATGAAGGTTTTTGCCGTGACATTAGCATCCGAAACGGTAAATACTTTGTTGTTAAGCTCGGTTGTGCCGACAATGGAGCTTATCTTTATTTGGTCTCCATCGGCTATATTTTCATCATCACCATCGACAGGCCAGCTATCTACCGTCACTGTAATCTTGCCGTCACCTGCAACAGAAATATTACTTATATCTACTGCATCGCCGCCATCAAAGCTCAGGCCGCTATCGACATAAAAGCAGTCTGCTATACTGTTAGGGTCTAAATTCCACGAAGATAATTTTTCGATATATCGTTTGGTCTGACTATTTATGATACGCCGGACAACAAACCATACTTCATCCTGATCGGTTGAGTTGCTTGGAATTACAGCGATATCCTCAACATATCCGTTTGTCATCGGATGTTTTGACCATGCAACAACACTATGTATTCTATCGTAGCTAACTGTCAAAAGAACACCATCGTTGCGAACACACCAAATAATAGGCTCAGGTCTTTTTTGGAAAGCAATTTGGGTTATTGAAGGGCTTGTGATGTGTTCGGCTAATTTGCTTAAATCTTCGGTAGCGTAACTGTATTCTGTTGCAGAATATAATATATGCCTTAATTTTCGACCGCCATGTTCGACAAAGATAACTGCATTATTAGCCAAGATGGGTTTTATGGGTTCACTACCACAAGTATCATGTCGAAATGTCTCGTAGTCCGAAGGCGTTAAAGTCCCTTCACTACCTGGAGGACCAAAACTGTGCTCGGCACCCGATGTGCCGATAATGATATTCTTTTGGTCTGCAAGCCACATAATCGGATTGGCTCTTGCAGTTGCAAGCTTAAAATTGAAAGGATCATCCGCATCCTCTCCTGTGGCAAAAGTTTCAAAATTAAAGCTTGCACTTCCCCATAAGCGGGGAAGTCTATGGCCGGAAGAAGCCAATATTAAGCGCTGTTGAAAAAATGTAAGAGCTGAAGGATAACCTTGAACGGCAGACCATGCACCTTCCGACCATTTAACTGTAGCATCGGTTCCAGCTAATTCGACAAGAACTGTAGCGGTGACTTCGTTGGCATCAACATAACTGGCAATCTTTGCAATTCCAGATTGCCATTGAGAATAAACATTTAGTATATAGTTGCAAGTCCCCGATGAGAAATTCTCCATTTTGAATCTATAAATGACACCAAATTCGGTTTCTGTATCATCGTATTCAAGATTACTATTATTTTCAGAATAAACTATTGCGCCCGGTACTGTTTCCCAATTAGAACCGTTATCAAAGCTTCTCTCTACTGTTACAAGGCCAGTCCATGTTCCCCCTGTATATGCTTTCCAGTCTCCTTCTACCGATATGGTTGATGATTCTTCATTTGCATCAAGAATACCGCTTAAAGTAGTCTGTGACCTTCTCTCGGAAATTTTCCATAATGCCCCAACATGGCCTTCATAGAAAATATTTGCATCGGCAACAAGCGTTATCGTCCCGTTGACATCAGAAGGTGTTATTGTCGTATCGGTATCATTTTCAGGCAAGAATGGCCCATCTACGATATTTACATCCTCTATCGCCCATGAAGTGTGACCGCTTCGAGTCAGCTTTTGAAGCCAGTGGTCAACCTGAGCAAGATACATTAAGTCGCCGGTTTGGTCATATTGAATACCGCTTAATTCATCCTCTAAAAATGATGTTGATATTTCATAGGGGTCATTACCATCTAATATCTGTCCGCCATTACGGTAAAATCTCATATAGTGATTGCCAACTTCAATGATATAGGCATCTGTATTAGAGAAGATAAATGGAATTATCCGCGTGAATTTTGAGCTGTCGTTGACCTCTGCTATCATTTGTGTTCCAGGTCTTTTGAAGCTCGGCCCCTGCGCTATGACAAACATATTCTGTAATGTTTTACATCCGTAGCTGTATTTAGGCAAATCACTTCTTGCGTACATAAGGGGAGACAATTCGCCGGAATTAAAATTAAGCTGAATCGGAGTTAAAGTCTCAGCAAAACACAGAGAACACAATAATAAAATGAATATAACTTTTTTCATATAATCCTCGACCGCAATAAAGTTTTGCCCTGCATTTGTCTTACAGAGCCTTCCTGAGCATCTATAGAGTAAGCAAGTGGCTTCCATATTTTTGTGAGGAAATTAACTATATCTTCCGGTAATTGCTTGTTTTGTTTTATAACCGGTGACAATTCGGCTGCCAGAGAATAGATTAAAACTTGAACCAATAAAGAATCAAATTCATTAGGGTCTGTTATTCTTTTTATGAACCTTATGTAAGCTGTGCTTTCATTGCATAAAAAATGCCTGCCTTCTACCCGCCAGGGATAACTTACTGCATCCAAACACCCATCGGTATTGGGGTCAACCATTCGTAGAACCCGCAGGCAATAAGGTTTAGTAGGTAACGCATAAGAATAATTATAACCAAAAGTTGGTGTGTTCTCATATTGAGTAAGCTTCGCTCGTGACGATGCACAGTTCCATTCATGCGCTCTTAGAATGGCATCCGAAACTATAGGCCAATAAAATCTACAATGCTCTGCATTTGTATCCTCCTTACTATCATAATCACTTATAGGCTTAGCTCCTATTTTAAGTAGTGAGGCATTACATATCTGTGTAATTGAAATGGCCATAGTTATTTCTTCTTTTCACCTTACATAGAAAAGGGAGCGCTCGGGCGCTCCCTTTCAGTTCAATACTTTCAGGTTATTTCTTTTCGGATGGTGGTGTGTTTCTCTTGGCCATCATCTGTTGATGTCGAAAAGAACCTGCTTTTTTCTTTTCTTCGACTGGTTCGTTCTTTTGAGGACTTTCTTCTCTTGCCATAATTTGTTCCTTTACTCAATCAAGTTACCGTCTTTGTCTCTTGGCCAGATATTCAACTTTCGCTCGCCGAAAGGCACAGTCGTCATAATCTTCGGCGGAATCGGCGCGCCTTCTCTGGTTGTATAACCGGCTTTATGGGTTCTGCGATTAACTTCCTCTCGCAAATCCCTGTCACTTATATCGTCTGGAACTATCTCCATGTTGTTATTTTTAAATAGGAGTGATTTGCAGGAAAATCACAGTTGAACCATTATCTGCCTCATTGTTATCCATGATGAAACCGGCAAGCTGACCTTCCAGACCATCGATACCACTTGAGCCTCGATGCTGTATGCTACCATCATAGCGCCAGACAACTTCTCGACCATAAGCCAATGTTCCGCACTCCGCTTGTGGAGCAATCCAACACTTGCCCCATGTTTGCTCCCAGTGAAAGTAATTTGCGGCGCTAACATACGCTGCTGCAACGCCACAATGAGAACATTTAGTTAAAGCATCGGTGTACCGAACATCCGACCAGGGCGAAGGCATCACGAAACCATAACTTACACCCGATGTTAGTGCTCTGTCAAGCGGGGCATCGAGGTAAATCGTAATAACATCACTAACGCCACCGGCAGTATTTCCAATGACTCCCCGGAATTGCAAAATGGCATCGGATGAACCTGCGGCTGGTTTCAAAACTATCTGTCCGCCACATAGCCCATCTTCTGTCTGAGCCACAACTCCCTGATTCGTCATTTTGACTGATAAACTGCCAACAGGTGCATCCGCAGCCAATAGTGAATAATCAATACCGGTGGCAGGAATAGCATTATAGAAAATGTTTCCGCGACCAGCATAACATTCATCACCAGATTTTGCATATTTGAATACTCGGCCATCCCATGTAAGACCGCGTGTGCCAAGATGTTTTCTTTGTGTGGTTTCCGGCACATACAGGGCATTCTCTAATGGTTCACCATCAACCATGAAGGCTGTAGGAATATTTTTCCTACCGTAACTTATAGGTGCGATATACATCTTAGTCTCCTTAAAAAGTCAATTTATTATTTGTGTCAAATCTAACACAGAAATCAATCACCCTCACTAATCACACTGCTTGTTTAGCTTCTCGCTTTTTTCAACAGTATCTCAATGACTCCCTTCCCTTGTAGTCGAGTTGCTCCCTGCATACGCAAGAGATATATTTGCGTATTCATGCAGTAATCCGGGTGTGGATATATTTCTGTTTTTTCTGCATCAGGGCCGGTGCCGGTAGCAAGCATTATCGAGTCCTTATGGAAGGCAAAGCATTTGATACAGCCGGTATCGACCGAATGGGTCTCGAAATAAGTTGTCGGCAGCCAATGGAAGTGAAATCCCATGAAGTCCGTCAATGAGCCAGCAGCCAATGCTTTGATAGTATTGACATCATAAGTCTTGACATCGGTTTCTTGCAAAAACTTCCATTTATTGATAGCGCTCGCAACGATATGCCTGTCCGACTGTGGGATATTCAAATCATCCATCAGATCGCCCATAAGAGCTACCTTAGCCACTGTCAGATAGGTTTCGGTTGTATCTGAAGCATCCGAGCCAGCATCTACAAGTGTTCCATCGCCGTTGATAATTCTGCATTCGTCAGCATCATAGTTATTTATGGCGATAGTGCCTTCTTTGCCGCTATAGACGATAGCTCCTAATCCATGCAGAATTGTCATATCTGAAAATTTAGCATAAGCGGCTACGGCGCTGCGCATATACTCGCTCTGCGGGTCTTTAAGCATCCGAACTTTATCAATGCTATCAATTCGTTTGCCCCAGTCCCAGGGAAGTATTACGGATTTCCGCCTGGTATGTGGAACTTCCATATTAGGTGTTATGGGATCACGTGAGCTACGTTCTTGACCTTCTGTCTCGCCGATAAAATCGAAAAACTTCATCTCTCCGCCTTGTGTTTCTGTACGGACAAAAGGTCTCAATAAAGACCCTTCCGTTCCGTGCATATAAAGTTGCTCGAAATTATCAGCGAATTGTTTTATGAAGGATGGTTCAGGTGTATAAGCCATTATTGTTCTCCTTAAAAACACAAAATAAATTGTCAAATCTAAACTGCGTTTTTCGGAGAACTGCCTGGCATGCCAGATTCCCCTGCATTTTACGTTTTGGTCAACGGCCCTCTTTTGGGCGTATCAACCAGACCTTTGCAGGCTGCCTGGATTTCAAATAAATCTCAAATCTGAGATTTGAAATTTCAAGTTTGTCCCATACTTATTTTCGTTAGCATGTCAACCTTTTCAACCATCGCTTTGTGTTCTGGATGGTCTTTCTTCCAATAAGGGCCTTTTAAGTCTCCCCTTATTTCGTTTAGTTGAGCTTTGGCTTCATCGGGTGTTAAAGAAAAGCCCAATTTTCTTCCGCCGAGATGTAATCTGTCCTCGGAAATCATTTCACCGAGAACCATCATAATAGCCCCGATCCGCGGGTCTTTTAGAATGTCGTTACTTAATCGTTCATTGATGTCCTTAATTTCTTCCTCATTGAATCCATATCTTTTAAGACCATCACAGGCGGTATCAATTATCTTCTCCGCACCTTCCATTCGCTCTTTAAAAGCTGCGCCGCATTTACTTCGCAAGGTATTCATGCCTCTTTCAAGATTGAGTTGAAAATCATTAGTTAATTTCTCATGGCGTTGCTTCATAAGCTCATTCCATTCAGCAAACAAACCAAGTGCTTGTGCCGGCAAGAAACGGAGCTTGTGCGAAGTCGTTTTAAACCAGTCGAGAAGCTCATTGTCGGGCTTGGCTATATCGGCAGGCATTTGAAGATTATATCCTTCAGGATTATCGGGATAGCCTAAAGCCTTCATTACGACATTCCATTCGTCATCGGTCGCTTCGGGACCGGGAATGGCAATCTTGTTTTTACCAACCAGCTTTTGAGTGTTCCTAAGCATCTCAAGAGTCTTTGGAATACTCTTGAGGTTTCTTATCGTCTGATCGGTTCTAATGTCCTCACCGAAAAGGTTCTTTTCCTCACCGCTTTCTTCATCTTTAATCTTTGCATCCAGCCAGTTCTCAGCGAAAGAACCGTCCGGATTTACGAAACTCACTAACTTCCCTGAATCATCAGGATTAGCATTTGGATCGTCCATGATAAATCTCCTATCTGCTCATTAAGGTTTTGGGCTTTCGTTTACCATGCTTCTTACGCCGCTTGCCAGTAGGCTCCCAATCATGTTCGACTGCATTTAGCAATCTCTTTTGGCTCTCGGCTTTCTCTTTTGTTGTATGCTTCGCTTTCACCCCATGCGGCGTTGATACTCTATAGCCATCGACTTTTCTAATTCTCACTGGCATTATTCCACATCCTTTTCGGTCTCCACTTTTGGCTTCGGTTCAAACTCACCGCACCAATCTTTATCTTTTTTGGGCTCTGGCTTTGGAAATCTATGACAATCACCTAATTTTTCACAATCTAAATAACGATGAAGACCAGTATCAGATCGAAAATTTTCAACTTCTTCCCAATATTTACAATCTTCGCAGTGACCTATCATTCCACATCCTTTTCAGTCTTGGCTATCATAGGCTCTTTTTGTTCGATTGGGTCCTTGCTTAACCAATCAAGAATTTCAAGATATACATCTCGCCGGCCTTCAATAAACCTCATTGGGCTTGAGTCAGTATTCATGCTCATTTTTCGCTTAAACCAACAATATTTTTCCAAATGCGCTAAGACCTTAATTCCATAGGCCGAGCCGAATACTTCTTTGAAAGCTATGATTAACTGTTTGTCATCCGGCATATCTATAAGCCCTTCTCAAAGAATCCAGAGGACTTCCTTCCTCAATTGTTTTACTTAATTTAGGTACAGCCTCAGCCGCTCCCTGTGCTATCTGTAGGGCCGCCTGCTTTTGCTGAGCCTCTATACGGGCTTGCTGAATAGCCCTGACCTCATCGCCCGAACGCATCCACTTATGGGGCACACCCATTGCTTCACCAATACCTCGTGAAATATCACTTAACTTATACTGGTCAAGTATAGATGGATCCATTTCGGCAAATGGCCCGATATAAGCCATAGTATTTGCAAAAGCTTTGACCTCACTGAATCTTAACGCTAAGGCAAGGGTGGATACATACTCAATCTTATAGCTCATCGGAACTGATAAAAACGGGAACTTGCCCTGTCGGGCAAGTAAATCAACAGAAACTTCAACTAATGGGTCAAATAGCTCTGTTTGAAGCC